TGTCAGTTGGTTCCTCCCAGACTTTGAGTGTGCCAAGTCTCTCAGTAGATTTCAGCACCTGCGTGTCTTGGAAGTTTTGACCAAAGACGTAGCGGTAGCAATCTGGTAATTGTTTCTTGGCAAGTTTGGCAGCCTCTGTACATCTTGTGTTGGAGAAGAAAGATGTGCCTGTCATGACAAAGGCATAGTCCTCTGTGGGCGGGAACTCTTGGTACATCAGGGATTCGTCTTTGATTCCCTCTGCCATCTTCCACCGCCACCACGCCATCTGACGAGAGTTAATGTCAAAGTCGTATAACTTCTTAATATCTTTGACCCAGACCTTTTCCTCACCACTTAGTTTGCCGTCCCAGTAATTCTTGTAGATAGAGGAGTCAGGGTCTATGGAATAGTATTCGTTACGCCACCAGCCACAAAAGATTGCCTTCTGGGTCTTGGAGAACTTAGCCGTCTTGTACATGTCATGGAACATGTTAAAGCCTTGGGCGGTACTCTCAAACATGTAGAGTCTCTCAGGGTTCTTCTCAGCAAGGGAGGCTATCAGGGAGGCTAACCCCTCCTCGTTACCCCAAGATGCTGTTTCCGTACCATGTAAGTAAGTGATAGCCTTACCCTGCCCCAACCTAGACTTATTTCCAGCAATCTGGTAAAAAATCCTAGATCTGTTTTTGAGCACCATCTGGTTCCTATTGTGGGCAACAAGAGGAATCTTGAACTCTCTCGGGAGGCCCTCCATGTACATGCCAAGAGTTGATCTAAACATGTCTCTGTTTTCTTCCGTATCAGCCACAAGTGTTCCCTGCCACCCCGGGTGTGTGAACTGCCAATATAGGTCAAGTGCCAAGGAAATAGTTGTGATACCCAGCTGCCTACCCTTGAGAATAACAAAGAAGTGAATGTCCTCATTTAAGCCTTTCGCTATTTCATCCATCACATACGTTTGAGTCCCTAATGGTTTTGCCATAGGGATAAGACCGTCTTCTTTTGACTCAATCTTTAGATTGGCGCAGAAACGGTAAAACTTCTGTAGATCGAATTTCATCCTTGGAAGTGATCCAAGAGCGTCTCACACGCCTCTACAACCTCAATGTCTTCCGGTGTCACAGTCATGTTTGCTATCGTGTCCCGCAGGTTCTTAAGCCTCCAGACCAACCAAGCATCAAACTGGTCACTCAAAGACTCAAAGACATATCTGTCTAGTTTCTCAAAGTCATCAATGATCATGCAGTTCTCCATACCCTGACTACATCCCCTACCGTTCTTGCAGAAAACTTATACCCAAGCCTTTTACTCGCCCTGTAGTTGGCATTCAACACTTTGGCCCTATCCTCTTTAGGCACAGCAAAAGAATCCCCTACCTCTAGTTTGCTATACGGATAACTATATACTCTCCTAACCTTAGGTAGCGGTACTCTCCTACTAACTTCTAATTCTTCCATGCCTATCCCCTAATAATCTAATAACTAGATATTATCATACTTAACCAAAATACTAATTATTTTTATCGTAACCTACGGATACTCAAGTAAATCTTTAGCATTTGCCAATACTAAATATTTTTTTGGGGGTGGGAGGGAAGTGGGGGTCACACACTACAGAGCTAAGTGCCCAACACATGGCCAAACACAAATGTAAGTAAGCACTAACTACACTAGATGTTAGTAAGTACTCACAAACATATAAGTAAGTGAGTGCTAACTAGCAGTATAAAGTTAGTGAGTGCTAACATACCCCTAGTGACTAAGTTAGTGTTTACTAACTAACGAGAGGTGTAATACAGTCTTTTAGACCCAATGATAGATTGATACTATTATTAAGAACTAATTTATAGTTATCTACTAATTTAGTAATTAGCATGTTAGTAAGTAGTTACTAACTAGAAATACTATATTATACTAGATAAAAAAATAAATAAAAAAAAGATTAATAATTGTCAACTAAAAAGATAGTTATAGCGTTATAATCATATAACTAGTTAATAGTGACTAGTTAATTAAAAGAGGAGTAACTCAAAATGGATAAGTCAAATATTAAATGGTCAACGCTATTGTCAGAGGCAGTCAATAAGCCGGGTGTTATCAGTAACTGCTACAAAGTATTTCACAATTACAGTTTAGGTAATCAACTACTTGCATGGTCGCAATTGGCCGAGCGTAATATGGAACTTTCACCAATAGCAACATATAAGAAATGGCAGGAACTGGGTAGAAATGTGAAAAAGGGTGAAAAAGCACTTATGCTATGTATGCCCGTGATGATCAATAAAAAAGACGATCAAGGAAATAAGACTGAGGAATGTTTTCAGGCTTTTACGTTTAAGAATAACTGGTTCGCCCTAGATCAAACCGAGGGCGTAGATTATGCCAATGAGGTTAAGACTCCGGAATGGAACCCTGAACTCGCCTTGAATGCTTTAAATATCACTCAGGTAAAGTTTGATAGTGCAAACGGTAACTCTCAAGGGTATGCTATTGCTAAAAATATCGCTATTAATCCAGTTGCACAATTCCCGCACAAAACAAGATTCCATGAGTTGGCGCATGTGGTTCTAGGTCATACAGTAGAGCATATTATGACTGACTCAGAATTCACGCCTAAGGATACAAAAGAAATAGAGGCCGAATCAGTAGCCTACATTCTATGCTCTGTACTGGGTTTACCCGGCCTTGAGGAATCAAGAGGATATATCCAGCATTGGTTAGAGGGTAATGAGATTAGCGAGAAATCGGCTCAAAAGATATTCGGTACGGCCGATAAGATCTTGAAAGCAGGTAAGTCAGAATAATGCTAACTAATAGCCTATTTTACAGAGTAGGCTATTGGATTACCATTTTGTAATCATTTTAAAAGGGTAGTAACCATGAGAGTATATAAAAGCATGTTCGATAAGAAATGGGTTGCCAAATCTGTTATTCCATTTATTGACGATAAGAGAATCGTTATAGAGACTAAAAAAGACGTGAGGGGGGGTGTAAGCACTTTTGCCAATATTGTCACCGTCAAAGATGGCGTAGAAACTTGGATTCCATTTTCTGATTATGGTGCATATGTTGAACTTGATAGAACTATAAAAGCAACTGAAAAGAATATTATTAATCAACACAATAAAGCACTTACATTCTTACCTCAATTTGAAACCAATGCTAAAAAGCATTATCAAATAGCAGTTTGATAACTCAACTACTAACCTCCGCTGGGGGTTAGTGGGTGCGCTATTGCACTATTTAAAGGAAAGTAACCATGCAGGAATTATTTAATAAATATTCTATGTTTAGGCGTTTAGGTATGCACGCAAGTGCTGAAACAGTCCTTAAACAGATTAAACAATTGAAGGGTGTCTTATGATCTATCAAGATTTATTCACGCTTGTAGGGCTGTTTATGGCCTTGATTATCTATTTATTTAAAAGGGGATAGCATGGAATTATCAGAACAAACAATCAACGAAGTATTTAATATGTTAGTGGATGCTCACTTGATATTAAACGATCCAGAAAGTGACCAGTATTACGCATTTGAGAGATTAGACACTTTACTATCAAGATCCATTAAAGCATTAAAAGGGGAACCCGTATGAGACTAACAGCACTTGAATTGGATCTATTAGAGCTGGTACTAGAGGACTATATTGACAATCTGAACCCTACACTTGAGGCCAAATTGACCCTAATATTGGAGAAAATTAAACAATTAAACAAGCAAAGGGAAACCCTATGAATCAGCCTAGAACCGTATGGGTGAAACCTAAGAGCAGGTGCGAGGTACTAGGGGTTTGTCAGAATAACCCCAAGTGTCCCAGCTGCCCAAATAAAAAAGGAAATAACTAGTTTTTTCCATAGAAAAATTGTGATATGATTTACCCCATTGCCGTGCAAAGCAATAAATTTAAGCCGTTTAAGTCTGTATCTTGCCGATTGGGGAAACCCAATTGGTTTGCACCAAGGTACAGTTTTAAGCGGCTTTTTTATTGTCTGTGCGGTAACGTACCCCTGACGTTACTAAGTGCCCATGTCTGTGGCAGCGAGGGAGGAAAGCGGATCACCTTGACCGAGACCCGAGAGGGCTATCAAAAGGGTTACGGGTGCTAGAGGGTGCTACCCCAATAGATAAACAGGTAATAGGCTTGATGACAAAACCGTGCAGACGTAATTCTGACCTGATAAATAAAGCAGTAGCATCTAATAAGGGTAGAACCCCATTAGATACAACCCCCGGGTTGATGTTAGTTTGATGCCTATAGTCCTACTCTAGTCATCATCGTCTAACGTAGACCCTTGTATTGTCTAAAAGAAAGTGAGTAACTATGAACGTAGATAGACTAGACGAACCCCTATCAGAGCAGGGTGAGCCTGTGGCGTGGATGAATAAAGAACGAAACACAATTACATGGGACAAACTTTATACGGACATGGATGCCCTTTACACCGCACCGCAAACTAAAAAATGGGTAGGTTTGACCACTGCCGAATTAAATGCCATTAGCGACAGAATGAGGACATGGAACAGTTTTCAAATAACCGATGTT